TTACCCTTCCTTTCTTGTTAATCTTATATATTCTGCTGCCAGGCTCTTATAGTCCCTTGTAGCTGCGCTCCTGGGCGTTGTCTCTATAAGGCTTTTTCTTTTCTCATACGTCCAGTCCACGACCTTTTTACTGTACCGGATATGCGTATTAAAAGTGCTGTAGTTGCTTTTCTGTAAGGCTTCTTCCCCTTTTACTACGCTTATATCGTTCGTAAACATAGTAACCAAGCATTTAACCATGGATAAGCCCGGGTTATACGGTCTGATTTCCTCTATAACCTCTGTCAATTCTTCCATGCCGTCTAAGGCGTTCTTATCCGCCTTAATCGGTATAATAACGTCTTCTGCTGCTGCCAGGGCGTTAAGTACATTGATTCCGACACCAGGCGGGCAGTCAATTAAACAATAGTCGTACTGTTCTTCCACCTGGTCTAATACATCCTTCAATCTTACAATCTGGTTCGCTTCCTGGTCTAACATAAGGTCTACTGCTGCCGCGTCCATATTCATATTAGCCGGGATAATGTCAAGCCCTACGCGTCCACTGCTGCGTATTACGTCTTCTGCCATTGTATCTGTATCGCGTAAGACGTTTTCCATGCTCTTATAATCATAACTATGTACCCCGAAGAACTTACTTACGTTCGCCTGTATATCGTTATCCACCAGCAAAACCCGGTATTTATAGACTGTCGCCATAATCAAAGCCAGGTTTATAGCTGTTGTACTTTTTCCTACTCCGCCTTTCAAGTTAACTATTGCTGCTGTCCTCATATTCCTAAACCTTCCTTTCCCTTAATATGGTTCGATTCCCAAAATACAGTAACCCGGTTCGATTCCTGGGTACTTATCTAAGAAATAAATGATATTTACCCTCTGTTCTCTCCCCGTGAGTACTCCTAAGTCTTTGTCGTACTCCCTTAGTACTATATCGTCGCCCGCTCTGTAGTCCCGGTCGTTCTTTCTTACTTCAAAAGACTTATAACCTTCTTCTACATCCTTGTAAAACTCCTTTTCGCATTTGATATAATGTGTTTTCGCGTCTTCCTCTGCTGCAATTCCAAAAAATAGCCAGCTATCCAGCCATTTTCCTACCTTTTCTGCTAATTCTCTTATTTTCCCCATTCCTAAACCGTCCTTTCTGCGGCAGCAGTCTTAATAAACGCTGCCGCTGTTGCATTGTTTACAGTTACCTTCGTGATATACTTTTTTCCTTGCCTTCGACCAAAGAAGTAGGCGCTTTATCTTTTGTTACTCTTTTCTTCCTAAGCAGCCCATATTATCGCAAGTCCTACAATCAGTCCCGCAAAATCCTATAAACCGCTTCGCATTTACCCGGTCTGTAAGTTTTGCCTTTTCTGCCGGGTATGTATCGCTTTTAATATCCAGGTTTTCGATAGTTCCGCACAGATACGCCTTAATTACTTCTATAGCAGCGTCTGAACCATACACTATAACAGCCTTTCCGCCGATTCTGTTAATTGTGTCGATAAAGGTAAGCTGTTCTTCTGTCGCTTTATTGCTCCCTACCTTTAATTCGATATACAGGTTATTAAAGCCGCCTGCTGCATACGGTAAGCATATATCGCATACACCCGGCTTCATTCCCTGGCGCTTTAGGTCTGCCCCGGCTCTTGTGCTTCGCTTTCCTTCGTTGGCTGCATGATACATAGCCTTAAGTACCGGGGTTTGTGACTGCTCCCAGCGCGCCCAATCAAAAACGGCGGCTTGTGCCTGGGCTTCGCTTTCTCTACGCTCCATACTCTAACACCCTTTCCGCTGCTCCCTGGGCTGCCTGGGCGGCTGCTTCTGCTGCCGTTTCCAGTTCAACGCTTAAGCATTTCCCTTTTGCGCTTAATATAATTGCCTTCTTCATACAGCCGTTATCACTGTAATTTCTACAGGTTTTCATACCACACACTACGTTAGTACTGCTCATTGTCCTTATCCTTTCCCGTTATTTTCTCTGCCAGCATTAAGACATACAGCGGAAGAACCAAAAACCACACCGTACTAATTATCCATGCCGTTAACGAAGCCTTCCCGAACAGCTCCGGCGTTTCCATTGGTTCGTAGTACCCTTCTTCTTCGTCGTTCTTACGCACCGCCCACATGATTAGCGGTACAGATATAACGGCACATACGCAAAAGCCCACCAGGTACACCGTAACGGCGATAAGTAACACCTTATTCATGGGTTTTTCCCTGGTCTTCCCCAGCTGCTGCCGTTTCCGCCTTAAGCTGCTGCTTTGCCTTCTCTGGTGTCTCTGCTATGTACTGCCCTACCGCCTTCGTGATTTCTTCTACCGCTAAAGCTGTTAATGCTCCGTCGGCTTCGTATTTCTTTAATACCGTATCTAAAGCCTGTCCCGCTAATGCGATACCATTAACTAAGCCTTCTTCGTAGCCGTTGTCGTAGCTTCGGTCTGTTACCCTGGATAAGTAGCCGTCTAACTCCTGGCGGCTCATTCTCTTAATGCGTCTTGCTGTCTCTCTGTCGATTCCTAAAGTTTTTCCCATTCTAATTCCGTTTCCTTCCATGTCTGATTGATTCTTACGAACGTATAAGTGAAGAACGTGTAGCCTGTCTTTTCGTGTATACCTTCCCTAACGCTGTCGCCGTCCAGGTAATACGATTTTTCCAGCTTCTTAGGCAGTCTGGCTATTCTGTTGTACCAGCCCTTGTCCTTTATCGGTTCTTTTCTTAAGATTGTCGGTTTTCTTAGGTTCTTAGAACTATTCCAGCGTTTCCCCTGTAAAGCGTTCGGGTCTTTTAACATGCCGTCGCTTTGCTTTATCAGATACGACGCTAACTTAGCGTAGTTCCCGGAATCATCCAGGGGGTTAAAGTGTGTCCGCCCTCTGCCTTTCCAGGCTTTTGTTATTGCCCGCTGGCTTACTTCGTCTGGTGTATTTATAACTAAGTGATGATGTAGCGCCCCCTTCTTGCCAATTTCCATAACATGTATGTATTTGAATACCAGCCCCAGGGATTTATACAGCTTCCGCATTTCCTGTAAGAAGTCGTCCGCGTCTGCTCTCATTGCCTTCCTTCCGGCTGGACGTTCACTAAGCTTATAATCTAATACTAAATGCGTGTCCCCTTCCTGGAAGTTCTCGTTTATCAATCTCCTTAGTTTTTTCTCTGCTGCTCTTTTGTTTACTTCTCTCTGTTCATCTGTTGTAAGCTGCTTCCTCTTTCCCCGCTTCACTCCCTTCTTGTTAAATCTGCTGCTATAATACTTTGATACCTCTATGGTATTTCCAGCCTTCACTACCTCTATGATGTACGGCATATACTAACCCACCCTATCGTTAATACTTTTATCAAGCCATAAAAGGGGCGTAAACCCCTTGAAAAATAAGCTTTTTCGTTGACTTCCGCCGTACATTTTGGTATACTTATTTATGTGAGTAAGTACAATATGTACGGCAAAGCCGCTAGATTATTTCCCGATAGTCTAGCGGCTGTTTTATTGTCTTTTTTGGCTTTCTTCGGGTGTGTGTATTCTGCCGTTAAGCAGTTTCTTTTTTCTTCTGTAATTCGTACTGGTTTACTGACAGTTCGTAGCACGTTCTAGGCTCTTTTCCCCTGTCCCCTAAGTCTTTTATATACTCGCGGCTCTGTAAGCGCCCTACGGCTTCGATACAGTCCCCTACATGCAGTTTTTCCGTTGCCCTGGTGGCTGTGCCGTTCCACATGATAGACGGGATATAATCGCTTAACTGGCTTCCGTCCTCTCTGTGTACCGCTAATAACAAGTCTGCAATCAGCAGCCCGCGCGGTGTCTCTCTAATGGGTACTTCTTTGCACAGGAAACCCGTAATAACTACCTGGTTCGTGATTCCCTTGTAATCGTCGTCTTCCTGGATAGAAAACGCCCTTACGGAAATATCCAGCTTGTCCTTAATGTTCCTGGTTCTGATTTCTCCGGTAATAAGAAGCTGCGCGCCTACTACTTCCCCTTTCTCGTCAATATCCGCCAGGGCGTTATAGGCTGCTGTATCTTCTTCTACTACAATGGGTAAAATATCAATGATTCCGCTTTCCCGCTGCACTGCAATATTAAACTTGTAGTACTCCGTTCCTTTTTTGTCTACGCTTGCCTGTTGTGGGTAGTCCAGGACTTCCCCGTACAGTGAAATAAAATTGTTCATGCTCTCCTACTCCTTTTCCTTCTCTTTCCAGTAATATTCCTTTGTTTCTCCGCCGCTTTTAATGGTAATCGTTCCCCATGCGTCGCCGTTTCCGGTAATCTCTGCGCTTTTCTGTACTGCTGCCGCCTGGGCTTCCTGTACTTTTATGCTGCTTTCCGTCAGTGCTGCCACTGTAAAAAGGACAAGGGCTACCACTGCTATAACTGCTGCCAGGCGCTTATTTTCCTTCCGGTTCGCTCCCATACATCCCAAAAGAGAACATACGGTAATTGCTGCTAAGAAAATTTTTAAAAACATCTTTAATACTCCTTCCACTTTTCTCTAAACTTTTCCAGGCGCTTATTAAAAGCTTCCTGGTTATGCTCCCGCCCTGGCTGCTCCGGCTTCGGTGTTCCTGGGCGCTTTCTAAGTTCCGGTCGTTCTGCTGCCGTAAGCACAATCGTATTATTTGTGTAAAAATCTACTAAGTGCTGCTGCCCGCATACCTCGCAGGTATTAACTACATTGTCTTTCAGATTCTGTAAGCGGCTATTGCACTTAAGGCAGTTTCTGGCTTTCTTGTTACTTTTGCTGGCGATTCTCTTTAATATCAACTTTTCTTCGTCCCTTCTTCTGTGTCTCTTTTTGCTAATACCATTTTGGTAGCGATATAAAGCGCTTTCTGCGTTACTTCGTCCAGTCCTTCAAGAAGTAAGTTAGCTTCTTCGGCTCTTGCCTTTTTGTGTTCCATTCTCTCAACCGTTGCCGCTGTCATATTAACAGCCCCCTTTCTTCCTTCTATTCGCTGCCAGGCAGCCCCGGAAAAGTCTTTCTGTTATTTCTTCCTGGCTGCTTAAGCCTACCTTCTGCCCGGTATACGGCACACATGAAATAACCTTAGATTCTGCCGTAGTGCAATTACTACGGGCTTCATGCTCATTTCGTGCCGGGACTAACCGGGTCTGTCTTCTGCCTAATGTTTCTACTTCTACTACAAATTTCTTCACTGTTTTACACTCCTATTTTTTATGTAATTTTCTACCGCTTCGGTTGCCCGCTTATAACACTCCGTTTCACTTTCTTCTTTGATTTTGCAAATACTACGGGTTTTCTGTTCTCCCCTGTATTCCCAGATTTCTATTAAGCCGTCGTCGTATAAGCTAAAGCGGCTGTGCATACGCAAGCTACTAAGCCGTTGGGCTTGCCTGTACACTCTATAGAATTTGCTAATCGCTATTCTGCGGTCTTCTTCTTTGCTGTTCGTCTTATACGCTCCCTTCCTTTCTTCATGCCTTTTAATACCAGGCTTAAAACCTTACATGCTATTACTGTCGCTGCCAGTAAAATAAAACATGCTGCCGTTGTTACCAAAATGATAAATACTTTCACGCTCAATTCTTTGATACCTCTAAACAAGGGCTTATTAAGACTGCTGCCACAGTCTGTTATCTTTTGTTTCTTAAGGCTGCTATTTCTGCCTTAATGTCTTTTCCGGTGTAATCAGCTAAAAGCTTTTCGCTTATCTGATACGCCCAGGAAGAAGAACCCGGAAGCTGTATAGCTATTCCTATGTTTAGCTTCCCTTGCTGCATAGCCACCCGGACAAACTGCGGCGATACTCCTAAAATGTCCGCCGCTTCCGCTGGCTTTATGTTGTTATCCCTCAATTTATCCCGCCTTTCTTGTGTATTCGCCTTCTGCATTTACCCAGGCTTAGGACTGGCTACCGTTGGTAGGCTGCATTACGCTTTTTCTTTGTTTTTTTTCGTGGTATAATTATTAAAAAAACTTAAGGGGGTTTACCATGAAACACATTTCATATTCTTTTAGCAATTCTGATATAGAAGCTATCACTTTTGCCCTTACTATCCTTCCGTCCCTGGGTATCGAAGAAACAGAAGCCCAGGCAGCTATTAACTATCAGTGCTGTTGTTCTGCTGGTGAAAAGCTTCTTAAGCACGATACCAACATAGCGCCTAATGAATTTCGCGTTATCCTGGCTTCCCTTCAAGCCGTCCAGCTTATCAACCAGGGCGAACTTGAAGTAGACCAGGAAACAAAGCAGAAATGCAGCAGCTACTTATTTACTGTCAATAAGCTTGTGTCTGTCTTTGATAAGCAAATGTCGTAGCTTACATTTACTGCAATTTCATTTTCAAAATTACTATTAGCAAGCTGCCGAAGTCTTTCGGCGGCTTCTTTTCTGTCTGGCGGCATTTTCCCACACTCCTTCCCGGCTTGTTTTACCGTGTAGGCGCTTTTTCTCATTAAAAAAGCTGCTTAAAAACCTGTTATCCTTCCATACGCTCTATAGCTGGCGTAACCGCTGCTATTTTTTCACAGTATGCAGTATCAGCTATTAGCTTGCTTCCTCTGCTGCAAGGTAGCCACCCTCGCCACTAATGCGCCGTGTGGGATTTGAACCCACGACTTACCGCTTATGAGACGGTCGCTCTAACCACTGAACTAACGGCACTTGCCGGGCGGCTGCTGCCGCCCTGGTTGTTTTTATTCCCGTTCTCTGATTTTGAAAACTTCGCCCTGTTCCCATAATGTTTCCCGCATTATTTCAATGAACCGGAAAAGGTCTTTATGTTCTCTGCTTTCTGCTACTGTTATCTGTTTATCCTCTTTGTTATATTTAGTGGCTGCTCTTTTAATATCCGCTATGCAGCAATAGAACATATTCCATAAGCAATCCGCTGCTGTGTCTGCTACTGCGTCCATTCTGTATAAATTTCCCGCTTTTTCCGCTTTCAGAATGTGCTTTAATGCTGACTGTGCCGCTTCCTTAGCGAAGTAAGGCATATCGTTAAAAATATTTTCCGCTGTCTTCTCTTCATGCTCATTTTTATATTTTTCCCGGCGCACATTTTTCAGTAATTCGTACCAGTCTTCCCAGTCCCAATTAGGTAACTGCTCCCCTAAAAGGCTTTTAATATAACCGGAATCCTCTAACTGTTCGTCTGTAAGGTCTGCTGCAAGTTCTTTTACCAGGTTCGCGTATTCTACTAACGCACCCGCCAGGTCGTCGCCTATATTTTCTACTATGTCTTTTGCTACCTTTTCTGCGATAATCTCTTTTGCTCTGTCTTCACTCATTTTCTTTTCTTCCTTTCGTCGTTGGTGTTATAATGCTATTAAGCAATTTTTAGTTGCTAATCCTTCCAGTGAAAGGGGGTGTATTGTATGAGCGACACCAGCCCAATCACTAAAGAAGAATTGCTTACCGCTATCGCTTCTGCTTTGGCTGTTATCCGTCCGGAATTTGACGACCCAACCTATACCGCGGTTATCAAATTTGCCGAAGAACTGGAAGCCCAGCTTATGAAGCTGTAGTAAGCACAGTCACTAAAGATAGCCTGGAAAGTCGTCGTATTAAGGGTACGGCGGCTTTTCTCTTTGTTAACTGTGTCTACATTATAGTTGAATGTTTTTACTCTGTCAACATTTTTTCATAAAAAAGTTGAATTATTTTACTTTTTGTGCTATCTTCTAATTACAGACGAAAAGGAAAGGGGGTTTTACCTTGAATGAGCGCGTAAAAGCGGTTAGAAAACATGAAAATGTAAACCTTAGTCAAGAAGCTTTTGGTAACCGTATCGGTCTTACCAAGGCTGCTATAAGCAAAATCGAAAAAGGCGTTTCTAAAATGTCGGAACAGACTATTTTGTCTATTTGCCGTGAATTTAATGTTAATGAAGAATGGCTTAGAACTGGTAGCGGCGATATGTTTAGCCCAATGTCCGAAGACGAAGAATTAGACAATTACATAGGTCGTATTTCCGGCGGCGAAGATACATTTAAGAAGAATCTGCTTAAGGCTCTTTGCAAGCTTACGGATGAAGAATGGAACGTACTTAAGAAAATCATTGCAGAAATGAAAGAAGGGTAGACGCTATTTACGTCCACCCTTCAACCCCAGGATATAAAAGTATATCTTCCTTAACAATCTTTCTTCCTGGATAGTATCTATAAGGTTGTGCAGCTTCTCACGCATTATAGTTAAGCCCCCTTCCTTAGTGCTATCCATTATAAAAGATTTTACCCGGCTTGTCTTATATTCTAAAAACATTTCCAGAATCTTGGAAATATTTCTAGTGCCAGGGCTTCAAAGGTTTTACTATGGTATACTTACTTATATTCTGATTCGTACAAGTCGCTAATGCGGCAGCCTAACCCCTTGGCTATCTTTTCCAGGTTAGCCAGTGTAGGCGAAGTCTTCCCGTTTTCAATATTGTTAAGCGTGGATTTACTTACACCTGTTGCAGCTGCTACAGCTTCCAGCTTTAAGCCTTTAGCTGTACGGATTTCCCATAACTTAATAATTACCATAATCTACCAGCCTTTCCGCGTGATAGATTCATGGTACTAAAATAGTAAGAAGGTGCTAATTATGGTCGAATATGACGGATATGATATTAACGAATACTATTTTGAATATCCTGTAAATGCCGCTGGTTATCTTACAATGTGCGTTTACATTTCTAAGAATTGTATTAACTGTCCGCATTGCAGATACTGCATAGCTTCCGAACTGCCGGAAGGGCGCTGGATATTAAACGAAAGATAACTTTTATACACCGCTTTAGCCTGGCTGCCACCAGATTAAAGCATAATAAAAAGCCGTCCCAGGCTGCCACCCGGAACGGCTCACGCGATACCTATAAACAAGGGCTTATAAGTAATCAAAACGCACTTAGATTATATCATAAGCCCAGCATTTTATAAAGGGGCTTATTTTTTATACCCTTTTTTAGAAAGGCTGTGATTATATGCTTATTAAATGCCCGGAATGTAACAGGGAAATTAGCAGCGCTGCCGCCTGCTGCCCTGGCTGTGGCTATCCCATTAACACCCCGCCAAAGCCTAAGAAGCAATCGAAGAAGAAAGGCGGCGGCTCTAAGCTGCCGAACGGCTACGGCTCTGTATATAAGCTATCCGGCAATCGCCGTAAACCCTGGGTAGCTGCTAAAACTTTCGGCTGGATTCTGGATGAAGAAAAAGGAACAGCAAAACAGGTACAGCGCCCTATAGGTTACTTCCCTACGAAGTCGGAAGCCCTGGACGCGCTGGCGAACTATAACGAAAATCCTTACGATATTGACGTACACAATATCACTTTTGAAGAAGTTTATAATAAATGGTCTGCCGAATACTTCCCTACTCTAAAGAGTAAATCCAGCGCCCGCACTGTGATAGCTGCTTATAAATACTGCAAGCCTATCTATTCTATGCGTATGCGTGATATAAGGGTAAATCACTTGGAACAAACTATAAAGGACGCTACCGTAGGCGATAGCACTAAGGCGCGCATGAAAAGCCTTTTTAACCTCATGTACCGCTATGCTATGAAGCATGAAATAGTAGACAAAGACTACGCCGCCCTGTGTGACGGCGTTAAGAAGCCTAAGCCAACTATAGAACGTATACCGTTTTCCCAGGAAGAAATAAAAGCCCTGTGGGATAATATAGACTTCCCTTTTACGGATATGGTCTTAATCGGTATTTACTCCGGCTGGCGACCGCAAGAACTGGCGATATTGAAACTTGCAAACGTGGACTTAGAAGCCCGTACCTTTACAGGCGGTCTTAAGACAGAAGCCGGGATAGACAGGGTAGTACCGATACACCCGCTTATTTTCTCCCTGGTGGAAGCAAATTATAAAAAAGCCCTGGCTATTGGTAGTGAATACCTGTTTAATGATGAAAACGGGCAACAAGGCACTTACTTAACCTACGATAAGTACCGGGGCAGATTCAAGAAAGTTATGAAGCGGGTAAACCAGAACCATAAGCCGCATGATACCCGCCACACCTTCATAACAAAGGGTAAGTATTATCAAATGGACGACTATATATTAAAAATGATTGTAGGACATGCCATTAACGACGTAACAGAAAAGACATATACGCACCGGGTAATTGAAGAACTGCGCCGGGAAATAGAGAAAATCATAGAATAG